CAAATATTTCAAAAGGATTTGGAGTATCCCTCGATTCATCTGCCATTTTATTTCTCTATAATGTTTCCTATATTCTATTTAATGCAGGTAACAGCCAATCCTCGATTTCTGTTTTCCTATCTTGGTAATTATCAAATATCATTGCTAATCCGGGATTAGTTTTTAACCACTCGTCTAATTCAGCAACTCTTTCATCTGCTGTATAGTCAGGATTGTCTGATGCTATCTCATCTATTTTGCCTTGTATCTTTTTAATACCTCTAGCGTATATATTTTGCGCTGGTTTAACTCCCATATCAGCATATTGAATAGATACAATGCCTTCTGCTTCTTCTTTAGTCATGTCTTTAGTTATATCTGTATTAAGAAATCTAGCAAGGTCAGCATTATAATTTTTATTAGCATCGGCTAATCTTGTTTTTGCATCTGCATCTAAGTCTCTTTGTGAAACTAAAGATTCCCTTCTTAATTTTTCTCTAGCTGTATATAAAGCAAATAATTCTTGTGCTTGTTTTTGTTCTTCTTTATTTAATGCTATTAATTCTTCTGTAACACCAGCACCTAAATCTGCTAGTCCACCAAGAAAAGTAGGTGATCCTTTTTGTGCTGCATTAAATGCACCAGCTGCTATACGTAACCATTTGTTTTGCATCCTACCTTTATCATCAGTCATCCTAGCAATAGATTGTTCAATTAATTTTTCATAGTCTGATAATGCTGCTATGCTTGCATCTTTTTTAGCTGCTTTACCTGCTCCAGTAGAAGGTGTTAGTTGTATAGAAGAAGGTGGTTGATAATCTGGATTCATATTCATATATCCTGTATCAATACTTTGTTTTGCTATATCTGCATGCATTCCAGTAGGTTTATTAATTATACTAGGAATATTAACTTTAAAATCTGTTGTTAATACACCATCACTATCATCTGATTTATTATTAATATTTGCTATTTGATTTGAAGTTACTGGTTTTACTAACGAATCATCTAATTGATTTCCACCATAATCTATACCGCCAACAAAAACAGGATTGCCTTGCTTTAATTGATTTTGTATAGCACTTGGACTATATGCTGTTTTTACATCAGCAGTTGCTGGTTGAAATGCAGCAGAAGGAATTCCGCTTCTATATGCTGATACCATATCTTGCGTAGCATCTGATGGTAAATTTGCTCTTTGTAAAGCTGAAGTTAATCTATCACTTGTTTTTCCTGTTTCAGCAAAAGCCTTTAAAGCATCTGCATCACCAGCACCAAATGCAATACTTGAAGTGACATTTCCACCAAAAGTTCTTGCTTTATCTCTCATACGATCTTCTATTTCTTTCTCATCATAATCATAAGGAGAAGGCATACCACCATTAGCCATCTCTATAAGACCACCCATTGCATATCCTTGAGGTGACATCTGTTGTTGTGGCATTGGTGCAGCCGGTACAGGCATTTCGTTTTGCATCGAGACTTGCGGTAACATCGCTGCCTGTGCCAACTGCTGAACTATTGGGGGATTATTGTTTGGTTGTGCTTGTGCTTCTTGTCTTATTTTTTGTCTGTAAGCTAATTCAGATGCAGATATAAAAGCAGGACCAAGCAATCCTGTCTCAGTCTCTGGGTTTAATTCTTGTGCTAAACGTTGGTCAGACTGACGTTCAGCCATAGCAATTAAACTATTTATATTGTTATCTATCAACCTTGTCCTCCGCCTAATCCTCTATACGCACCATATGCACCTAATCCTGTTTGCATCATTTGCATCATTGGATTTGCTTGTGGTCTATATTGCCTTTCAGAGAAAGAAGGTTGTGCTGGCATACCTTGTAATATTGCACTAAATCTTTCTAATTGTTGATATGGATATTCTCTTTGTGCTAAGAAATCTTGATACTGTTGATCGTATGCTCTTTGCATAAGTGCTTGTCTTTGACTTCCTACATCTGATAAAGCTTTTAATCTTCCCAAATCTAAAGCTTGTTCTGATTTATCAAGACCAGCTAATACTCCTGCACCTTTTAATCCTCTACCATATGCAGCTTCTAATGCTCTTTGATTAGCAAGCTGTGCTTCTAAATCCATTTTACCAGCTGCTTGTCCAAATTGTCCTGATGCTATTTGCGCTCTTAAATTTTGATCTGCTGCTTGTTGTTTTGCTGTTTCAGTTGCTATTTGTTCTTTAGCCCTTTGTTGTGCTAATGCTAACTGACCTGCATCTGCTGATGTTAATCCTTTAAATCTTGCTGCTCTATCTCTTTCAAATTGTTGTTGAGCCTGTGTAAACGCATCTGATAATCCTTTAGCTTCTATGTCTTGCAATGATTCATTTAATTCTCTTTGTGCTATAGCTTGTTGTACTCCTTGCCTGCTACCACCAAATGCACCTGCCCTTATAGCTTGTAAATTTCTTTGTGCTTGTTGTTCTGCAAATCTATCTGTTGCTCTACGTTGCTGCCTATCAAGAACATTTCTTAAAAAAGGATTCATATATCTACTAGCTGATCTATCATCAAAACCTCTAGCTGCTTGCATATATGCTTGTGGTCCAAAGCCTGTTACACCAGTCATTATGGGTGCAGCTTGATATGTACTTCTAACATCAGGTCCTCTGTATTGAGAAGCAGCCATCATAGGTCCACCAGTAGCTGCCATGCCAGCTATATTTCTAGCTTGCGCTATTCCCGGCAAGTCTCTGGTAGATAAAGCTTTATATCCTTCTTGTGCGCCTAATTGTTCTGGAGAAAACCCAGCCACACGTGGACCTTTATAAGGAATATAATCCTCATAAGATAATGCTTGCGACCTTCCTACTAAATTATGATAGTAAGGTGCTGCGTATTCAGGCAGTCTGCTTTGATAAGTCTTTGACTCTACCTGTTGAGGCTGACTGCTTCCTCCGCTTTTCTTTCCCATTATTTTTCTCCGATTCTACTATTTTTAAATTAACTTTGTTTAAACCTTCTTTCTTAATAACTACAAATTCTTCTTCCCAATTATGTTTTTTTAATTTCTTTACCCATCCCCTTCTTCCAGTAATTTCCATTGCAGTACATTCATTATCTACTGCCCAATTTTCTAAGGTTACTAAAGATTCTTCCATCCATTCATCTAATTTATCTCCTGATGCATATTGTATAGATAGCATTTTCTTTCTAGGATAATGACTTATCTCAGTAAATATAACACCTATTATTTTATTATCATTTTTTTCATCAACAACTGTCCATAAAGTTTCTCTGCCTGTTAATAAATCATTAAGTATATCTATCTTGTCAAATCTTCCATGCGTAGTTGGAGTAAGTTTATCTATATACTTTTCTATATCAGGATAAATTGATGTTATATATTCTTGTGGTACTAAATAAACTTTCATTAAACTACTTTTGTTATTTCTTCTTCAAATTCTATTTGTTCAGGTTGTTCTGTATTGCCAGTTTTATTCTTTCTTACCCTAGATACTAACTCGTCAAACTTTTTTCCACCTGCTTCGCTTGAGCCATCACCAGCATGAGCAACTACATCTGCTGGTATTACATATTCATCTTTAGATAAAGCAGCTGGTTGTACTCCATCAATCATAGCTGGTACTGCATCATCTACTCCACCACCTTGACCTTCTATCATACGACCTTGTGATGCCATCATTTGTTCTACTTCAGCTGCTAAATTAATAAGACCTTCTTCACCATAAACTTCTATATATCGCATATATACTTCTTTAGGATTAGGATGTTTGCCCATCAAAGCCATAATAGTTTCTTCTTCTAATCTTTCTGATGTTTGATTTTCTTCAGGCATACCGCCTTCTGCAAAACCTTGAACTCTACCACCACCAGATTTTGCTGCAACGCCACCTATGTTACCTAATGACATTTGATTCATAGGCATAGTTTGTGATGCTAATGGATTAAAAGAAGTAGTTGGTATATTAATTGGAGTATCTATTTGAGGTATATTAATTGGAGTATCTATTTGAGGTATATTAATTGGAGTATTTACTGGAGGTATAAATGGTACTTTAATATCTGCTCCGCCTTCAACAACTTGTGTTCTCATAGGTGTTGTTGGCATTATTGGTGTTAATTCTCTATCCATATCTGGCATAATTCGTTCTTGTATTCTACTTGGCACTTCTGGTATAGATGGTATATCAGGAATATTATTTACATAATTTCTTTCAAATCCCATATCTCCTATATCACCAAAGTAATCATATAAACTTTCACCTATTCTACCTCCCATTCCTCCACCTGTTGGTGGTAATTGTGGTTGAACTGGTTGTAATGGTTGTACTGGTTGATTATTAAAAGGATTGCCACCAAAAGCATTATATGAAAATGGATTGAATCCACCTTGATTATATCCAATACCAAAGCCACCATAACCACCACCATAAACTGGACCGCCATAAACTGGTGGTAATTGTGGTGTATATCCTCTAATACCTAAAGGTTGAAAAGGCATTACGCCTTGATTTAATCCTGCATACTGTTGTTGCAATGAAGGCATAGGCATACGTTGAAACGAACCAAACATACTATTATTAAATCCTGAAGATAAACGTGGTGCATTTCCTGCTCCTCTAGTTTTACCCCCTCCAGCTGATGATATATTTGATACACTTGGTGGTGTAAACGTTCCTTGTGGTATACCACCAAATAAACCTCTTAATCCACCAGAAGTATTACCACCAAAATATCCTTCAGCTTGTGAAGGATCAATTTGTTTATATCTGTTTCCGCCCTTCTTTGCCATTATTTATTTCTTTTTCTAAATTCATCTATAGCTTCATAAACTTCTAAACCAGCTTTAGTTGGATATGGAGCAATAGCTTCTATGCCTCTTAATAAAGGATTATATTTTCTATTTAATGATCTCATGCGATCTAATTCTGGTGTAGAACCAGTACCTAATGCACCGCCTTCACTTTGTGGTAAATATCTCATATCTAATGCTGCACTTTGTATATCTTTTATTTCTGCTAGTGATGGTGCTTGATAAGGTTGTGGTGTCATCACTTCGTTTAAACTTTTCTGCACAGGTGTACTAATAGGATCAGCCATTCTACCTAGTCTTGGATCAATCATAGGTTCTGACATAGTTTTAGCTAGTTGTTCTTGTATAGCTTGATCTTGCGCTCGTCTTTCTAAAGTATCTGCACTTTCTTGTATTTGTTTTTGTGCAGGTGATCCACCATTAGCCATCTTTATAAGACCTCCATAAGCCATTTGTTGTTGTGGTGTTCCTACTATATCTTCTTCTTCATCTTTACTTTTAAATTGGTCATATAACATAGGAAGGATTCCAAAATTACCATCTTCTATCATGTTCTTTGCCATGCCTAAACCTGATAAATTTTCTATCATTCCTCCTCCAGCAAAGTTAGGTGCGTCAGGTAATACATTGCCACCTATCATATCTTGCTCGCCCATAAATGCTGAACCCATAGGATCAAATCCACCCATCATACTTCTTTGTTCTGTAGGCATGTATGGTCCTTCATATGGATATGGGTCTTCATCTTCAGGCATTTCCATATCATATGGTACGTACATTTCACCAACTATTCCTGATGCAGCTGCTGGTAAAGCTTGTCCCATCATTGCTTGTGTTTGTGTTAATCCTGTAGGAGTTGCTCCTTCTAAAGCTGCACCTGTTGCTCCTTCTGCAAATCCTAAATTTTGTCCAATACGTGAAAAGAATCCTGTATCTCCTGTTACTCCAGTTGCTTTATTAAGATCAGCTATAGTTGATGTTTTTGGTAATGCTGCTTGTGTTGCTTCTCCTGTAGCTGCATCTATTACTTCAGTTCCAGTTGCTGGCATTAACTTGCCTAGTAAACCTCCTGTTAATCCACCCATAAGTCCGGCTGTTATACCTTCTTTAAGACTACCGCCTTCTGCTATAGTACCTAATCCAGTACCTATTGCGGATGCAGCTAATGGACTTAATGCTGTACCTATACCAGCTGCACCTAGTAAAGTTGGTGCAAGCATAGAACCTAATAATGGTAAGAATGCTTCAGGTTGCCCTGTATCTGGGTTAATAGTTAATTGTCCCGTAGGGGAAAGTTTAGACAAAGCATCTACTTCTATGGGGTTCATATGTACCAACATAGAATCACCATAACGCCCTCTAGTGGCTAAGTGATCTGCTGCTTCTTTAAGTGGAAAATTACTCATAGTGGTCTCCTAATCTATTTCCAACACACCTATAACGATGTGAAATTTATCGGCTGTACTTGCAGTCAGCTTTATTATATCTGATTCATCTAAAACTAAAACCTCTCCATTAGTTAAAAAACCTTTGCGAGTTGTCGCAGCAATAGATTCGATATCCCATGTTACTGTAGCACTTGCGCTCGTATCTGTCACCTGAACAGTTAAAGTCATTGCACTACTACCATCTACATTATATGCACTTAGTGTCTTAACAATAGCAACTTTATCATTAGGTACTGTGTATACACTTGTAGCATCAGTTGATGCTAATGTAGTTATTACTTGTGTGTAGTTGTTTGCCATTATGCTATATACCAATCAAAAGCTTCTTGTGTTGATCTAACATCATTAGGTGATTTAATTTGTAAAAAGTTTAAACGTAATTGATTTATAAATCTTTGCATATAATCTACACTATATTCTTCTGGTGGAAGTTCTATAGGTGTATTTAAATTGAATCCTTTATCGCTCATCTTCTTCCATCTACTTTAATATCAAATCTTGTATCACCTAAACGCCATGTATTATCTACATCTGCACTTTCAATTCTTACCCGCATTTGTCTTGCTCTTGCTCTAACATTAGCAACACCTGTTGTTGATGTAACAGTTGCAGTAGTTGCTGTAGTTAAATCACCTAATGGGTAATCCCTTGTTTTTATTGAATAAGTTAATTCAGGATTTGTTTCTGTACCTATAAAAGCTACATCAGGTATTAATTTTTTTATAAACATAAACTGATCTCCATCACCAGCATCAAAGTCTGCGCTTTCAATATAAGCTGTCATAGCAGAACCATCATCATTTGAACCTAACTCTTGGTTATAAAGATAATTACTTGTTGTTCCACTAGCACCAGCTGATATCGGATATGAACTAGCACTACCAGCATCTATCCAAGCTGTTCTATCCATAGTTCCTATAGACCAATTTTTTTCTAAATAATTATATGTAACATATCTATTTATTTCAGTTGAATCTTCTGAACAATAAAACCAAGACACTTCATTAAATTGTGCATTGCTAGTAGCAAATACTTTCCATGTTTGTTCATAATTAAAATCATCAAATACATATGCCCTTACTGAGCAGGGCAAAGATTGAACATTGCCTGAATATATATAAAAATTATCTTGATCCATAAAATAAACAACATTATTAGCGTTTACACAAGCTTGTGGAGAAACCATACTTACGCTTTCTGTAATTAAATTTACTCCAAATGTAAAAGGTGGACCAATAAATTGCATTGAATATAAAGCATTGTCAGTAAATATAGCTATTTCTTGTCTTGTTCTTATGCCACCAATTATTTCTGAACCAGCAGAAAGTTTTAAACTTCCAGCTGTATTATTTGTTTTAGGTGTCCATTGTGCTGCATCTTCTTGATTGCACCATCTAATTAACAAAGGGTCTTGTGTAGTTGTTCCTATAGTATTTGCACCTAAACATATGATATGTCTATCTATTTCTGAAACTAATATTTGATTACATTTTGTTGGTACATCTGATGCTCCACTTAAAGCTGTAAAATTAATTGCTCTTGTTGTAACTCCATTTGTATTATCCCAATAAAAAATACCGCCACCTCTAGGATTAGATATTAAATCTTCACCAAAATTATCTAATGTCCATAGCCTTAATTGAGAAGTAAAACTATTTATACCACCACCCCATGTACTTTGTCCCCAATAACCAGAACCCCAAGCAAAGCCACTTGTATAATTATCTGCACCAATATTTAATTGATAAGCACCATCTACACCAGAACCTCCATTTCCTGAATCACTTGCGTTTGCCGTAACAGTTACGCCAGAAGTATTTTTAGCAGTAAACGTATAAGTGTTAGCACTTGGCACACTTACAATTTGATATTCTTGATTAAGAACAGCAGCAGTTATATTGCCACCTAAAGAAACTGAACCTGATATAGTAACAAAGTCTCCTATTTCTGCACCATGACTTGAATCTGTTGCAGTAATTGTTGATGAACCATCAGTTGCAGCAAAAGTAATTCCATCTGTTGTTGTTGCACGTATAGGTGTTATATCACTATATACATTACCTTTTAATATATATAATTTTAAATGAGTTCCTAATCCAACTAATTTATCTGTATCAAGATTAACCCATTGATGTAATTTACGTGCAGAACCTAAAAAATAATCTGTACTTTTTTTAGCCCAACCACCTATTTTTTCTGGTCTACCTTGTCTAAACCTTATCTTATCACAATCAAACCAACTTCCTTCATTACTATAAGAAGTTCCTTCTCTATTGATGCCGGGCTTTAATGTATACCTAGCTAATGGCATTTTATTTTTCTTTAGCTTTTCCTACATTAATTGCACACCAATCAATTAATTTATAAACCTTACCAATTATTTGATCGTCTTTAGGTGTAGGTGTTAAAGCGCAAATTAAAGATGCTCCTGAAATAACCCAAGGTGCTAATTGAATGATTGTAAATATTGTATCTAACATATTATTCTCCTTCTTCTTCTTGTGTTGGTTCTTGAGATACATCCCAACAATTAAGGTTAGAGGCAACAGTTCTTCTTTCGCCTTCTCCCTTAAAAGGATATACCATGTGTTGCAACCATGAAGGGAAAACCAACAACTTCCCAACCTCTGGTTGCATAACAAAAGACTGAGGTGGTCTCAATCTATCTGTGTCCATTAATTGATTCAATCCATATTGAAATGCTATATACCCATCACAATCACCAGAAGCATTATATAAAGAGTAATTACCATCGCCAGCAGTTGGTTGGTCTAATATTTGTTGTGGCACTTTTGTCCAGCTAGTAGTGGATATACCCATAATTGTTTTAGTGCCATGATCGTGTATAGGATTGTAGTCTCCTTCATAACTATGTACTGACCAAGTTTCATCTACAGCTACAGCTTTAGGTGCTTTTAACCTTGAGCCTGTTTGTTGTGAAAAAAAGTTAATATAATCTGCTCCTAATCCACAAATTAAATCCCTATATTCTTTTAATCTAGGATCATTATTATCCATTAATAACTGTTCGCCTTGTGTTATTTGTCCAACTAAAGTATCAGCTAATGATTTTTTGTTTTCATCTTCAACATATTCGTCAAGATATTCATTTAAATCTTCAACCATACCTTCTGGCATTTGTGCTTCCATAACGAAAACACTAGGCATACTATGTACTATTACGTCTGCCATTAACTAGGTACGTTAAAATCTGCGTCTGCCGTGCTTACTGCTGGTGGATTTGTAATAACTGAATCTACCTGACTAGCAAATATTGTGTCCCAATGTGAAACAGGACATAACGCTACAAGCTGTGCATTTGTCCAACTACCTTTAGCTTTTAACGTAAAGTTAGTTGCTGTTACATTACCATCTGAATCGTAATCTTTTTGATTAACTTGTGTATTAAATTCAGATGTATAGTAAGTAGCATCACCCTCACTATCGTTTTCATATTTCATAGTTATATCCCATTTATCAACTTTGCTATTGCTATTAACAAACGGAATACATTTTAATATTGCTTTGCTTACTGCCATTTTTTACTCCTTATTTTCTAATTCTTCGACTTTAGCCGAAAGTTCTTGTACTGCTTTAACTAATATCGGTACAAACTTTTCATATTGTAATTGATATTGTTTACCATCTCCTGTTCGATTAGATACAAGATTTGTTTTATCATCTAAAGTGTGTCCAATAGATTCTTCTAAAGCGATTACATCTTGTGCTTTAAATCCAATATCCATCCAATCTTCTTTATGTGTTCCATCATGGACTATATCGTTTAAGTCTTG